TCATTTACGTTCCTCTCCTTTTTCAAGTGCATATTTGATGGCTGCTACAGAACCGATTCCGTAAAGTGCATATTTGATGCCTGCAATTAAAACCTCAAAAGAAAAAGTGTTGTTCTCGAAAACAGAGAAAACAACGCCGAGTACAACTGCAACAATCGGGATATAGCGATTAGGAATGTTTGTTGCTTCACGAATTGCATAAAGCAAGACCGCCAACGCCACATACGCTGTAAATTCAATCGAAAGGATACTTTCCATTACCGCATTCCCCCTTGAAACATGAAAGTTAATAAAGCTCCTACAATACCACCAACAATTAAACGTAAAATCCAAGTTGTGTTGTTTTTGATGGCCGAAATATCTTCACGCATATCTTTGATGTTTGACTCTGCGACTGCTAAGCGTGTTTTTACATCCACCATGTCTGCCTCCAATTTTTGAATGCGTTGTTCCATCCACTCACAACCTTTCCGGAAAGAATACAAAAAGACAGTGAACTACCTCACTGTCTGCATTAACATTATTTAAGTAGACGTTCCTAATAGTAACTAATCACCTCCCTCACAACGGATGTTTTGAAGAACGCTGGATCCATACCGAATATATCCGCTATGTCGTCTTCGCTACGGTCTGCTAGATAAGAAGCTGTGGTTGAAATATCAGAATGATTAGCAAGCGATTTTAACTTTTCAATCTTTGTCATATATTTTCAGTATCAGATTATAAATACATTTTTCTAATATCTGTAATAGTAAATTCACTACTTGATTTCGCCCCTGCGGGAACTCTTACTTGTGCAAGTCCCCAACATGCTTGCGGCACATTTGGGGCAGTTGGGTTGGCTGATGGCGTTCCTGTAATAATGTCGATTTTCCCAACCTCGTTAACATAAACTAAATCAATTCGCGGATTCGTTGGGTTTGCTGCGGAAATCGGCATTACATGATAACTTTGAGATACTGGGATCGTGCCGTTGGTTGCTTCTTTGATTGTCACTTCCCGACCATTTGCGAAAACTGCTCCTACATATACTCGAATATTCATAAAACTATCTGGCGCAACGTTCAATCCCCATAAAACACGTCTGCCTAGTAATCGTTCTAATGCTGAAATCTGTATGCTATCTTCCGCGAAAACATCGAAACCTGTAACGTATAAATAATGCCCGGGCACCCCAACTCGATTAACGAAAGCAACTTTCACTGTGTGGAATCCATAACTTAAATTATCTGCCAAGGTGAACGCACCTTGATGATAGGTCACGTTCGCTCTTGGTGATTGGTTAATTATTTTCGGTGTTCCTCCGTCTACTGTAACCTCAATATACATACCCGGATCATGTTGAAGCGAAAACGGCATGATAAATCTTGCGCCTTTACCGAAGAAAGATAATTCAAATTCTACTCGGTTATTACCTTCCGTGTTTGGCATCCATACTCTTGAGTAGTGGTATTGTTCAGGATTGTTCGTATTTGAAAAGGTGTCTAAAGAGCTGCCAGACGGTAAAGTAGCTTTTACAAGTGGATGGTTTACATCGTAGAATTCCACACGATAATCACGACTTGCTGATGTCGAGATGTTAGGCTTGATATTATCTACAATTAATTGAGCAATCAGTTCATTCATCAGTTTTGATTGATGAAAATTATCCGTGTGGAGTAGTTGCGACCATGCATATTGCCTTGTTTCAACTAACCATTTCATATATGAGTATCGAGGAATAGTAGCAATTCCTAATCGCGCACCTATTTCAGCCATACCCAACATATATTTTTGATAGGAAGCCGTTTCACCTGTACCCGGATAATATTGACTGTCCATCAAAGCTAAATCAATATCACGGGATAATACATATTGCGCTCCTGTTTCTAAGAAGGTCATGTATACATCATAGTTTGAACCGTTGATCGCTTCGACTGTTCCTGTTTGCCAAATAACTAAATCCGGGTTAAGTGCAAAAACATCACTAGAAAAACGGTCTAACATTTGTACAATTGTTTGACCACCAATTCCTTTGTTGTGTACCGTTATGGTGCTGTTTGGAAATGCTGCTTGCAGTTTAGATTGTAATTGACCGGGATACGTCTCCGATTGAGTATTTACCCCATAGCCAACACCTTCTGTCGATGATGAACCAATACAAACTATTGTTACAGGTTGCGCGGAACGTAATTTTTTTATTGTTCTTCGGAACGATTCATCTGTAATAAGATGAGGATGTATCGTTTTGTTTAAAATTCCAATTTTATCGTTAACCTTACTAAACTGATCATCAATTTTATCAAAATTTTCATTGACTTCGATACGTTTGAAATAGTCCGTTTCCGCCCATTTGTTTAGACCGATATTGGGTGTCTGATATGTCGCCATTTATACCGCTCTCCTTTCTCGAAATTAAAAAGTGTCGAGCCCAAAAACTCAACGCCATGTCGTATTTTATTCGACTGTTGGTTTATTCCGATTTATATCCGAATCTATGGAAACGAATTGGAACAATTCTATTTCTGAAAACGGGATTACATCAATTTCGCCCCATGTATAAACCGGCGGAGCCGGCCACGCCTCTTCCATTTCACCCCAAGTGTATTTTTCGTCGAGTTCTCCCCAGTAGAAATATGCATCTTCATATTCTTTCCATGGTGTATAACTGAAATTCAACTGAAAATCAGTATGTGACGGAAAATACTTGTCCAATTTTTCGATAATCCCCTCAACATCTCTCGGCTTTCCTCGGATTTCGGTTATCAAAATATTTATCAGCAAATCATCAAATCGCTCTGTGATCTCACATTCATACCCCACTAACTCCTTAATCCGGTCATTGCGAAATGTCTGGCTTACGAGGATGTCCATAATCCTCTTTCTACGTTTTTCAATCGGATCACCGTTTGACTTTGGATCCCAGTAGTTCAATCCCCATGTTGCCTCATTGACAACAAATTGACGAAAAATATCCTGAATAATCGCTTGAAGTCTAGTGAATTCAGGAGCTAGTGCCTGTCGAAGAGCTTTCATTTGTTTGATTCCTTCATAATACGTGGGCACATATGATGCAAGGTCTTTATATATGTCCCGATCGCAATAGTAAAACTCTAGCTCCGATTCTCCTCGCATTTGAGCCTTAATTCCTTTAAATTTCCACGTTTCCGCATTGATAATGACTCGTCCGATCCCCTGTGCGGAGAGACGGATAAGCGATCGTTTGATAAATTCTCGTGTTGTGACAGTTCCACTTGAAGTTATGTTTGCCTTTGTCTGAAAAATTCTAGAGAACGACCTAGTAGTCACATTACCGACTCCTAGAATGCTCGTTCCAGTCCGTTTTACGGTTATAACTTTAGCTTGGATCGTCCCTCTTCCCGTTACGTTTGACTGAATGTTGTATAAAGACATGTCTCACACTCCTACTAGGCGAGTGTGATCGAGATGTCGCCGGCATTAATTTTAAGCTGGTCGTTCGTGCTGATCGTTTTTGGTGTTGTGACGGCTCCATAAAAAAGCAAATTGCCTCCGGTTGCGGCATCTAAAATGCCGATATGCGTCACTGTCCCCCAGTTGGCCGTCGCGACCGGGAACAGGATTTCATTGCTGTTCGATACCATTCCATCGCTTGGAGCGCTGAATGTGATTTGCTGACGTTGATACGATCCGCCAGTGACCTCTGTGCCTGTGTTGGCGTCTGTCGGATCGCTAGTATATAGCGCCAAATACACAGCTGATGGCGATGTGTATGGTGTGTTTCGCAAAACCGCATTGATTAACGCGTTTTCTAAATAGTTTGAAATAGCACTCATAAAAACCCCTCCTACAATAATGTCACTCGGCCAAGAACAGCAATTTCGTCGCCATTAATCTGAATGTTTCCAGTACCACCGTTTATTTTTAGATTTTCGTAGTCCAAAACATACTCAGCATTTAAAATGGCCTCACCGACTTTGGTGTAGCGAACAATCTGTTCGAAAAAGGCCACGTTTAGTAAATAGTCATTAATGGAGTTTTTGATTTGTTGTAAGGCTGTTTCTGCGTCACCATTCCCGTTCAACGTTACTTTTACATCGATGTCGATGCTAATTTCTCTTGCCCCATCGACTGTAATATCCGCTAATACCGGTCGTTTAGCCTCAATATTTTCTCTCACTTTTTCAATCATCTGTGGACTTGGTGACTTCTTTTTGTCCGTAATAACAACTACACGAACCGTTCCCGGTCCATTCCAGCGTCGAAATACACGAACGTAACCAATACCATTCACTTCCTTGGCCCAACGGATATAATCAGCATCATTGCCACTTGATGATGGCATGGAGATTCGTTCGAAATAACGTTGCCTTAACGAATCATCATTTTCTTCATCTTCGCCAGGGATTAGAACATCTGCTAACACTGCCGTCCCAAGACCTTCAATCGGCTCAACCGGAAGTAAATTCCCAAATTCCTTATTTGTTTCACTTCCCGGAGTCTCTGCTTGTATGCGAAATTGACCATCAGAAATTTTCTCAATAACCACGTAAGTTGTATTATTGAATCTAAACTGACTGCCAATCGGAACATTAAACGGCAAATTATTTTCGTCTGTAAACACGCCTTTTCGAACAGATTTTGTTGCTTTTTTTCTATATACACCAAAGTTGGTTGCAATTCGTTCTAGATATTCGCCGCTCGATGTTTCACTAAAAGTAAGTCGCAAAATTGTGTCTAATTCCATGTATGCTTGTGCAAACTCTATTGCCACCGGTGCTAAAGCATCATAAATGATTGACCCTTCTCTTTTGTCCATATCGTCTGGTATGCGGTCAAGCATACGCCTTAAAATCGTTTCAAACGTTTGATTTTCAAACAACACCGTTCACCTCTTTCGTTAGTTCCACTTTTCCGTAAACGGTGTAACACACGATTTTTGCGACAGCTGAGTCGCCAGAAAATTGCACCGTCACATCTACATCTGTCACTCGCTCATCCTGCAATACAGCTTCTTTGATTCTCCGCGGCAATTCTGCTTGAACGAATAGTCGTTCTTTTCCGATCAAGTTTTCAAAGCCGTAATTGTCGCTATAAATCAAATATTTAAAGCGCTCTGTGCTCAGCATTTTAAAAATGGACTGCTTAATCGCCTCTACTCCATCAATCATTCCACCGCATTGGCCATTTTCAAAATCAAGGCGATACGTTTTTGACGGAATCACCGATGGTTCCATCACTTCTGCTTCTTCGATTGCGATGTTTTCAGAAGGGAGTACCATCATTTCACCACCTTGTCTAAAACAACAAATTGTTGACCACCTTGTACTCTTAATAGGACAACTTTATCGCCTTTTTTCAATCCAGTTCGAATCGGCGTATCTGTTAACATTCCGCTTAATGCTTTTGTTCCTCCGCCGTGATTATGTTCTAAGTTTACTTCATATCGAGTGACACGCTCTGTAATAATTAAAAATTCCTCCGTGAGCTTCAATTTCTGATGTATTTGCACTTCAAGAGGTTTTTCTGACACGACTGTACCAAACAAAACATGGACGGGATTTGTTGCTTCTACAGCTTTTACTGCAACACTCTTAATCAAGTCTATTAAATTCATAATTAGATCACCTTCAGGTCTAACGTCATCGTATGCACGCCGCCTTCCCAGTTGTGCGTGCACTCATCGACGAGAAAATATTGTCTAACACCGATTTTTTCAATGAATACAAAAACAAAACAACCTGCGCGCACTTTCCAATGTCCAAGACAGTTGAGTTTCAATGATTTCGTTTCACGGTTACGCAACTTAATTAACTTGTCCAACAAGTCTTTAATTTGCGCGGCCGTCATCTTTTCATCAACTTTGCGAAACTCTTGTAATCGTCCCCATTTCGCAATGTTCGCGCTGTCTTGGGCAATATAGACTTCACGTTTCCCTGTTTTTTTGTTGTCTTGTACGATTTTGACGCGATTATATGTTTCTTCGTCAATTGATTTTTTGTAATCAAAATCAAAAAGCAGACTCTCTTCCCCAATGTAGAAGTCGTCTGCTTGAATAGCCATGTTATTGATATTGCGCAGCTCTAATTTCCCGAAATTATCGAACAACACATAGTTTCTGTTCGTTGCAATTAGCGTAGAGTCCAAAAATTTCGCTACCACATCGAGCGCTTTTTTGTTGTCTTCGACCATTGCTGGAACTTTGTACCCTGTTTCTTCAAACGTTCCGGTTTTCAAACCTGCATCCGTAGCAATTTTCTTTATACCGGCCGTGGCAGTAGTAGCAGAAAACACAAACGTGTCATTGTACATGAGATATCGCAATTGGTCATATGCCTTTATGTGAAATTCACTACTCGTATTAAATCCTGTTTCAAACACATATCCGTAAAAAATTTTGTGTTGCCCATCAGTTACACGGATAATCGCTCCACTATTGACAGGGAATTTTGTTGGTTGTTCAAGAATTAATTTCGCATCCAACGTTCCAGCTTTTCCGATTCGACTTGTTTTCCATTGCACGCTTGAAACAGGCACGCCCCATACCGTACCATCGCGATTATCAATCAATACTTCCATCATTTCACCCAATCTGCAGGTATTTTTAACACTAATCCGATTGGTAGTTTTCGCAACTGGCTGTCTTTAATCCCGTTTAACCTTTGTAGTTCTGGATATCGGTTGCCGTTACCTGTATAAAGCTTTGCTACTTTCCAAAGATTATCGCCCGCTTTTAACGTGTACGTTGTCGGTTTTGGCTTTGTATTCGGGCGAGTTGGTGCGTTTTTCTTCAAGACTTGAACAGAAGATGACGCTTGTTTTTTGACTACCTGCATCTTTTTCGGACCAAACGGCACATATGTCTTTAATTCAAGTGAAAAATTCACGTCCTCACTACCAAACGATTCGTCATATTCAAAGCGCTCAATCGTCACTAGTTCATTGATTGTAAAAGAGCCGTTGACGTAAATATAGCGCACCGGCTGTTTATTGGTCATCCATTTTTCCAGCAAGTCAATGTAGTATTTCGGTTCCTTAAACACCGTTCCTGAATAATGAGTAGGTTGTGCAGGAAAAAAGGATTCGAGAGAGAAGCTCGACAACTTTTTATCTTTCGGTACGTTTACACGCCCTAACTTTGCAATTGTAAACTCCTCCCCGTCCCCTTCTGTTCTCACACTCACTTTTTCAGGGTTAATCGGCAGACGAAACATTTCGTTATCGTTTACATGAAAATAAATAGCACGTTCCATCACGCATACACCCCTTCTGCCGATCGGGCGATTTCATTTATCATGCTTTCTTCGAAACGACGAACGAGCTGGTCAACATCGACGTTATTTCGAATATCGCCCGTCTTAACTTGTACAGTCGGCGTTAATGTGATGAAATTCTGAATCGACTTAATCGTCGCCAGTTCTTTAAATACTTGCAAATCTTCTTCAGCGATGTTGATTTCATCATCAATTTTCCCGACCTTATCCAACTTACCACCCGTCGGATTTTTGTCGTCTTTTCCACTCGCTAGAGGATTTTTCATTCCTGGGCTATTGGCTAGTTGGCTTCCCAAAGATTGTTTGAATGGATTTTCTGTTTTGCCATTAGGAACTAACGCTTTTGCTTTTTCCATTATTCCAGAAAGCTTCTCCGACATGTTCTTGCTAAATTTCATCCCTGCTGCATTCCCCGCCGCGAACGCTTGTGGAATATTCAACATTTTCATTCTCGGAATATTGACCGTAAATTCGCTACTTGTTGGTGGTTTAAGGTTTGCCGCGAAGTTTTTAAGCCCATTGGATATACTTCCTACCGAACCAGCACTCAACTTGCCAATCGTGCTAATGTTCACACCCGGTATCATGTTTAGGGCTTTGATTAAACCATTAACCGCGCCAATGGCGATATTTGCTCCTTTAACAAATACTTTTGCTAAAAAGCTCGCAGCCGTCTCAAATGAACCAGCAAGAGTTGCCATATTGTCCACGACCATTTTGACCATGTCGTAAAATAGCTTTTTCACCGCATATACAGGGGCGAAAAAGACATTCATAATAAATTCAGCAACCATCGCAAACGCATTCCAAATATTCGCGACGATGTTCCAAATATAAGCCCCCAACGCAGCAAACAACCCTGTAATGAATCCAATCACCACAGCCGTTTGATCCGCCCAAGTTACCGTCGCATAAATAACCAAAGCAAGCAACGCAATAATACCCAACAACACCCACGTGGCTGGGGAACTAAGCATAGCCGCGTTGTAAACCCATTGCGCCGCAGCAGCAATCATTGTAGCTGTTTGCACTACCAACCATTTCGCCGCAACACCAAGCAAAATCGCGCCAATCCCAGCTAAAACAGAGCTAATTACAGTTAAAATTGGCGCAATCCATGACCAATTTTCCTCGAAAAAACGTCCTACAGCTCCGACCATTCGATAGAAAAACTCCAACGTGTCAAAGGCGAGATCCATTCCTGCAATAAAAACTTTGACAAAAAACATCGCATGTTCCGCCATTGTGGCGAACGCATCGGAGTTGACAAACTGGTTAAATCGAATCAACAACGGTTCAAACGCGCGAAGTGACCAGTTTTTAAACATAGTCATCGCGTCACCGAATGTTAACGGCATGTTTTTGAATTTCTTTTCGATGTCGTCTGCCGCTTTGAACAGAGCAGCTTTAATAATGTCAGCTGTAATCGTTCCTTCTGCCGACATTTCTTTTAGTTCACCTTTTGTTTTCCCTGTAAAATCAGCGATTGCCTGTGCAAGCATCGGCGCATTTTCCATAATGGAACGGAATTCATCACCTTGCAATTTTCCTGCCGCCATCGCTTGAGTGAGCTGATACATACCAGCTTGACGCTCAAATGTCGATGCGCCGGATACGGTGAATGCTTTACCCATTAACTCAGAAAATCGAATTACTTCATCATTACTTTTGAAAGCATCTTCTGCCAGCAACCCTAATTTTGCGACCGAGTTCGCCATATCGATATAGCCGCTTCGGCTTCTTTGTGCAGCTTGATAGATTTTTTCTTGCAACTGCATCTGTGTCTGCAAACCATCGTTAATATTTGATAATCGTGCATACGTGGACGCATAAGTATCCGCAGCATTTGCAAACGTTTGAAATCCTTGTTTTAGGGACGCGATCGAAATATAAGCTACAGTGGCACCGGCGAATGCTGCAAAGAAATTGTTTACTGCACTCGTCGCCCGATTGACTGGCGGAGGTAAGTTGGCAAATTTGGAGCCGAGTGGCGTTAAAGAGCTATCCGCCTGTTTGGATGCAACCATTAATCGTTCCAAATCGGCCGATGCGTTCGCAATCGCTTTTCGTGCTTTCGCTAATCCTTTGGTATCTAATCGAGTTGCGGTCGAATCCATCTTTTCCATGACGCGAATGGTCGCATCCATCGCACGAATCATTTTCATGAGTGGTCCTGTCAATTTGTCATTTAACGCCAACGTTGTTTGAACCCCAGCCATTCGCTCACCCCCTCATCTTACTTTTTATGCGGTCATACTCTTCCTTTTCTTTTTTCAATTCAATTTGGATGCTTGCAATGACAAACGCTTTTTCTTTTTGGTCCATCTCCAAAAACTCACGAGGGCGCCAATGAAAACGGTGGAGAGCAATATGCGCATAAAATGCCTCTCCACCTTCTTCAATTAGTTTTTTGCCTCTTCTACCTCTTCATCCATTGTTTTATCAAGCCCAGAAATTTCTGTGACCTTCTCAAGAATTTGGTTCGCTTCTCCTAAAAGAAACATTTCAGCAAACAGCTTGTCCGCGCCCAACACACCGTAAGACTCTTGCAACTCACGATCGTTCAAGTCAGGGTACACAATCGACGCTACGCAAATTTCACGGTTATATCTCACCACATCAAAGACACGTTCCATTTTACCGCCTTTGCCTGGGCGGAATTTGAAGCAACGTTCGTTGATTGCATCAGCTTCGCCCGCAGTCAACGGGCGCAATACAAGTGGTTCGTCAAAACGCTCCAATTTCAATTCCACATTTTCGTATTGTTTCACATTCCCCTTTAAAAACGCCTTAAACTTACTCATATGGCTCCTCCTTAGTTAATCGTTTTAAATTGGTCTAACAAGTCGAAATCATCGAACGTAAACGACACTTCATCTTTTAACACATCGTCGGAATCGCCATCTAGTTTAGCAACAAGCGTGCTGTCTGGTACGATATTTTTGATAATCGCCGTCTGCTTGCCTGCCGCGCTCGTAATATCCGCATTAACGAGCATTGCATCGAAAATCGGCGCCTTTCCTGTCCGCAAATATTCCAATGCCATAGCGCGAATTTCTGGACGATGATAGTAATATGTCATGTTTCCTTTTCCGTTCGCCCCGACAATTTTACTTCCGTTCATACGAGCGCCTACACGTTTCACGTCAGCTTTGATATATTCAATCGTCGCATCGAATTTAATAATTTCCGCAAACTCATATGACTTCCCGTCGATCGTAATGTATAGCGTCCCTTCCTTCGACGAGATCGCGTCTTTTGATTCCATTACACGTGGCATATTGATCACCTCCGTTTATTACTTGCACGCCACTGTCATGTAGAGTTTTTCCATGGCGTCAACAAATTTCAGACCCATGTTCACAAGTACCGCATCTTTCTCATCGCCTTGCTGAACGACAATTTCATCCGGATTGTAGGGCTCTAAAGCGCCGACTCGCACGAGAGGATCTAACACGGTTTTCATCACTTCTTTTTTAAACAAGTTCCGTCCGTCCCCGTTGTTGTTCACTTTTCCAATAAAATATTTGGAATAGATATACTGCGTATTGTCCGAAACAATATCCATTTCACGAATGATTTTGTTTTTACGAAAGTCTTGATTTTTTGTTGGTGTAAATGAACGGAACGTGTTAATATCTTGCTCCACAACAACGGCATCACGATTGAACGTATAGATGATGTGGCCATCTTTTAACGCTTGTTCAATTTCTTCATGCGTTTTCCGCTCGCAATCAATCGCACCAGGATACTCGGCATACGTTAATGAATTTGTGCCAGCGCTCGCATATGCCGCCGCATACCAATACAGTGCTTCTTTAGCCGTTAATTTCTCACCGCCTTCCAACGTGACACCATTTAAAACAGATACTACACCTTCATGATCCGCAGTATTGTAATTGTTCGTCACTAATGTTACGTTTTTACCATAATTAGCACGCCATTCTTTCACTTTCAATGTCAACAAAGCTTTTACCGTCGAATCGTCCGTACCAACTGCAACAACCTTAAATTCTTGCGTATCCAATCCTGCCGCAAATTCAGCATACGCATCGTTTGTTGCCGTTCCTGTTGTTCCTCCAGCAAGCGTTAGTGTCACATCCGATGTCGGCAGCTGACCACTAAACGAAACAAATGCGTTTGGCTGTAAATCAGCAATGGCAGCTACCGTTTGCGTATCGACAACCGCCCCGTCAAAATATGTCTTCACTGTCGCGGTTCCGTCTAAATTTGCTGTAACGACAACCGAAATTTTATTTCCGTCCACGCCCGCATATTTCGCTGTCGCTGTTAATCCACCACCCGTTGCTGTTGCTTTTGTTCCTTCGCTGTTTAAGTTATAGACAACGACTTGACTTGTCGCCTTAAACGCTTCACGGATCGGAACGATTGCGCTTAAATCTTTGCCAAATACTTCTTTAAACTTCGTGTTCGGCGAAACTTTCACAAATTTTCTTGTCTCTCCCCAGTCTAACTTAACTGGAATCACCACGATTGCATTGGAGTCAGGCACCGTCGTGTTTAAACTGTTCGTTTCAAAATTGATATACGCGCCAGGGCGAACTTTGTTTTGCGTCTTCCATGTCCCACCTGCCATTATTGAACCTCCTTCGCTTTCCATTCATTTAACAATGAATCCACTTCTTCTTTCGTGTACGTTTTTGTATCATCCAGCAATACTTCGAGCAATAGGCGGTCTTTTGCGTATTCTGGTGCACGAAGAAAAGCTAATTTTCCATATCGCCCTTGTTTTTCAGTTTGTTTGGCCAATCCAAACACCTCCTAACATCTGCATCTTCGTTTCGGTCGTCACCTCTTGTAGTCGTGCCGACACATCGAATGTAATGACAAGCACATCATCTTGCTTTACTCCTTCTAATCGATGCACATGATATTTGTTGGCGATATACTGAAATTCCGTTTGAAACGTTTCAAACACGTTGTCGCATTCGCCATCCACTTCTGTTGATTGCGGAAAATACACAACATTCCATGAATACGTCCGCCACACTTGACCTTTCAACTTTCTCTCTTGTTCAGACTGAATCATACGTACAAGAAAAGCAGGAGTTTGAAGCCCCTGCTTGACTTTTTCGTCGTATACTTTGACATTTCCGAAAACCTCTTTGATTTGCTGAATGATGAGCGTTTTAATCTCCAAAGATCCGCCTCATCTCCTTTTCCATCTCCCGTTGCCACATGTTTGGAGCGATTTTTTGCATGTCGTTCATCGTCAATTTCAACATGAACCGGCCTTCTACCCAGCCGACGGTCTGTCCAGCCACCACAATACGATGTCCATTTTCCACAAACGACGCATACTCAGCTTGATTGTAAATGTGAATATATATCGTATCGCCCTTGCTCATCACATAATACTTCCAGTTGTTTCGTAAGTTCCCTGTATCAACAGGGGTTAACTTCTTCACTTTCCGAATGGCCAACTGCGCAATACGTTGGGCTACCTTCATTTGCACTTGATGAGCGATTTTATTCAACTCTACTAATTGCTGTTTCAACAATCGGACTTCACTAAACTCATAGCCCATTATGCATAACCCTTTCGAATAAGCAATACTTCTTGGTGGGTGACATACACAAACGGTTCTTTCGCCGATTCATATTTGACGCTATCAATCAAAAAAACATCGCCAGCGCGTACGTCAACGTCGCTAGATAACAAGACTTTGACATCATACTGAATGGTGTTTACGTCACCTTGCGATGCGTTATTTAACGTCTGCATGCCGACAGTAGAAAGGCGACAAGGCACGTTTTCATGCTTTGTCACCCATTGCATTCCATCGGCGCCGTTTGGCTTCTGATACGCCTCATATCGCTGGATGGTAGCTGTCCGATCATACAGCCGTTCGACCGCAGGCTTGGCTTTGAGAAAGATGTCCTGTGCCCACATGCTACCACCTCATTTTGCGAAATTTATATAACGCATGCTTGTATGAATGAACAATGGTATCTACTTCTGTTTCGCCTTGGCTCTTTTCATGAGCCGTAAACGTGACTTGCACGTCCCCTTCTTTGATGGATTGAACAGCTGGTTCAGCATTGGGGGCATTTTTTTGCTTCAGACCAATGAGATCAACCACCATGTTCGCATGGACATACCGCAGTTCGTCCGGTATGTCATCGCGATTACAAAACATTTTGATCGCTTGGCCTACTTCATCAATGTATACAACCAAGCGATCATCTGATGGTGGATTGTCCAGCTTAGTTTTGACAATATCAAGCACCGCCATTGTCATTCAGCTGCCTTTTCTGTTGCTTTCTTCGTTCCTTTTTTCGCTTCTTCTTCTGTCACTTCGTCGTATCCAGCATTTTTAAAGGCATCTTCTTGTACGTCGTTTGTTGCGATTAACACTTCATCGCCTTTTTTAAATTTCTTCATGCCCCATCACCCCTTACGCATTTTTGTGCACGTAAATGGCGTTCTTTTTGTTCTCGAATACGAACGCATCGTAACGAATACGACCTTCTACAAGCGTACCGTTAATGCCTGGTGGGTTTTCATGCGTCACGTAGTCAGTCAATTTAATCGGCGCCACTGTTGCCATCGGATGTGTAATGAAAAATTCGACATTCGCTGGTAAATACGAAGATGGAACGGTGATTAACGGAATCCCATCAATTTGACCGACTTGCCCTTTCATTAATGCATCTTGTGCAATATCAGATGCTTTGATAAAAGATGGATCCAAACGAATTTGCTTGTAAAAATTCGCTCCAATGTACGCCACGCGCCCGACAAGAGGCACTTTTAAGTCTGTGAGTGTTGTTGTTGCATCTAAAAACGCCTCATAGGCGTTGTCTTTTGTAATTGGCGCTGTCGCTGTCGTCCCAGCATTCGCGCAAATGACCGCAAAACGATAGATGTCCACTTCTGGGACAACTACCTCGTCAATTTGACGTGCGAGCGCCTTCCCTGCTTCCATGACACCCATTGTATCTTGTTTCGATTTATTATCGATCGTGAACGTAAATGCGCGGTCGCGCTTTACTTTCATTTCTTGTACGCTGTTTTGCAACTCTTCAGGAACGCCATATCGATTCATTCCTGTTAAAGAGTAATCACGCATTGGAACGGTTGGAATCGAGAATACTTTCACCGTTTCAACTCCGACCCAATCCAAGTCTTGGTTTACTGCCCCATTCGAAAGAGCTTGCTTTTTAAAACGTTCATCTACATATGGTGCATACTTCTCCGCATAGTTAATTGGCATAGTTCATTACCTCCTACATTAAATTGAATTAAATCCAGCTAAGAACGGATCGTCTGGATCGCCACCAGTCGGACTGCCTTCAGCTGGTTTGATACCTGTGATTTTTAGTTGATTGCTGTTTTCAGGCACAAATAAAAAGGACTTGGTTTCTTGCAACGCCTTTAACTGCTCTTCCAGTCCTTTTGTGATATTGCCGTGTTCATCGAGTTCGATTGTATTTTTATCAAGAAGCGACGCAACCAAGTCGGTGTCATGCACTTTTCCGTTGATTGCTAGTTTAATCGCGCTGTTGAGTTGCGTTTCCTTGATTTTCGCCTCATATGCCGCCTTCTCGTCTTTATATTGCTTTTCTAAATCAGCGAGCTTAGCTTGTAGTTCTTCATTCCCTTCAGCTTGCTTTTTTAGTTGTTTTAAATCGTTATCGCGCTGCTCAAGCTGCTTTTTCATATCATCAAGGTTGGCTTTCAACTCATCGACTTTTGTCTTGTGAGCTTCCACCGACTTCCCGTGCTCGGCCATAATTTTATCAATCGTTTCTTTCTCCAGTCCTAAGCTTTCGAGAAATTCACGTTTCATGTTTACTCCCTCCTGGTTACGTTTTTTTACGTGGTTACGGCCACGAACCGCTTTGTTCTTTAACGTCTACAAATGCTAAAAAGACGAGGGAATTATTTATTTTGGTATGAACTTACTAGACCATTCCTCATATGTCATGGAATCCACCAACCCATTCATCGACTGGCGTTTCTCACCGTTCGTATACTCCGATTCATCGAAATACGGAATTGTCGTCGTTCGGCAGCGCACATGAAACGGTGGTGCGTTCGTGCCAGGCTTGTAATCTTTTACGTTATAAACCTTCCCATCTTGATATCTACAAATCTCCGACGTTCGCATATCGAGCGTGGCCAAAATTTCGTATTTCTCCATTCCTGAGTCACGATAGCTGTTGTGCGCCGCCAAGTTATGAAAGAAGCTTGCTTCTGTTCGCACTAGCGCTTCAGCACGCGAGTATGCCACATCCGTTACTTTTACAATTTCTTTTGCTGTTTTGTCAATCGAACGGCCGATAATAAAGCTCTGTTCGAGTGACTTTCGGATTTGTCGCATCGTTTCTTGCTCATGGCCCCAAATTCGCTCGGAAAATTCTTTCCCACTCCAGTTGTACGACATCACTTCACGCATGGTGATGTCGTCAAGTATTTGAACGTTTGTCGGGATGCCGGTCATCGCAAAATCATACATGAAATGATAGTACGAGTTCTGATATACATCGACTAGCCCTGTATATACGTACTCTTGCAAACCATTTTTACCGCCATATAAATGCAGCATCGTCATTTCAATTTGCGCCAAAAGTAATTCCAGTCTCGAGATCCGAACACGATAGCTAATTGCATTCAACAAATTTTCATACTGTGGATTCCCCTCAAGGGCCATGGCGCGAAACCGTTCAAGATCGACTTTTTTAAATTCTTCGAGCTCTTGAGAGTTTAAGAGCTTCCTTGCTTCAAAAAGCGAAATCTTATTATCGTTTGCATACCGAGCATAAAACGCTTCGATCTGATGCAAAATATCTCGCTGTGCTTCTTTCAGTCGTTGTTGCATCTGCGCCAGATATTTTTCTGCAATCAGCTGTGCTTCCTGTTCCCTTTGCGCCGCACGTTGCGCCCAATATTCTCGGCTACTCATTCACGTTCCCATCTTTCATTTGCTGCTGAAACGCTCCTTGATAACCGTTATACATTCGCTCTTGTTCCTGTTGCTTCTTCAATCGTTCTTCCACTAGCTCCGTATACCACGGATGATTTTCACGAATCGTCTGATCATCGAGAATACCAACCGACGCCTGGCAATTGGCGATGACCTCAGACTCATTGATAATAATGTCGCGGTTGAAGATGAATGAAATTGGCTCATTTGTAAAATCACCTTTTCCTGTTATCAGCAAATATTGATCGATAAACCAAATCAATTGTTCTAGGCTCGATTGAAACTCGGTTTCAAGGATGTTGCAATCCATGTCCAAGTCCGAGTATCGATATCGCAGCGCCACGCCACTGGCATTGCCCAAATTCTCATCCTGCGTATCGACACCGCGCCCAAATTCATAGATTGCTTTACGAATACGCAATAACTCTTTTTCGACCGCGTCTGTCTGTAAATCAGCTTGGAGTTTATCCACATTGCCGTTTTCATCTAGCTTCACTGCACGGTATCGGTTTAAATCGTTTAAAAATTCCTGTAAGTCAACGCCGCCATAATTCACAAGCTTGTAAATGAAATTCGGGATGTCTGCAAGTAAATCTGCATTTACGGAAGCTTGCAAGTTGTAATCGTCAATCAATGACTTGATACAGTCGATAAGTGGCTGCTCTTCTTCATTGTACTTGAACGCAATTAACGGCATACGCTCCCACAAATACGGCTTCTCGTTGATTGTGAAGTGATAGTTTGTTTCTACTCCAGCTAACACGTCTGGAATAAGCGAGTCAGCTTGCAGGACGTAATACTTAATGCCTTTCGGATGGTGATACTCCACTTTCTTCTGTTTTTGCTTTTGCGTGTTCGTGTACACCACTTCTTCATATACACGGATAAACGACACAATTTCTTCATGGTCGTTATCTTTCCAGAACGGGATAATTTGCTCGCTCGGAATTTTTTTAAAAGCCAGCTCGCCCTTTTCGTCAATGTACACATATAAAAAAGCGATCCCTTTATTGATCGCTTCCTTCCCCAGATTTTTAATGGTTTTCAACATCCGTTTATCGAACATGTCTTTTATGAGTTTGCGATACTGTACATTCTCGGTAGCAATCGTCGGCTCCTTCGAAAGCAAGTATCCGACTTTCTGATTGACGAGCTTCTTCACAAAATCATGAGCCAGCTTTTGATTCGAACGCCAAGTAATGTCTTGTTGCTTTTTCTCGATGTCCATTTTCGTACGATAATATCGCTCGCCAATCACCATCCATTTACGCTTATCGCTGGTTTCCCAGTCTTTGACGATCGCCGCCAAAAGCTGTTCATCGGTCATCATTCCTTTGGCCAACTCCGCCAATGCTCGCTCATGCCAGGGCGCTCTGAATAAATCCTCAATCAGCATGCGATCACCTCCTATTTCAATATCGATACCGATGGACGTTTCATATCATCTTCAAACGCGTACCGAGTCGCATCGATGGTATGATTATTTTTATCTTCCAACTTCGGTTTCGGATTGCCGTCTGCGTCCACCTGATAGTCAATCGACTCAAATTCCCGCGCAATATTCGGTGTACGTTTTGGATCAATGACAATCGCTTCTAAATCATCTAGCCACTTCTCACCGTATTCCACACTTCCCGATCCCTTCTTAGCGCCTTTAATTCGCGGAATGCCGTGCTCTTTCTTCATCTCATCAACCGATTTCGGTTCGGCACTATCCGCAATAATCGGTTCGAGATGATAGTTTTTTGCTTTGATTTTTTCAGCTGCTTCACGATTCGACAGCTTCACACCGTATATTTCATCGATGGCATAAATGATTCTTCGTGTCTTATCGTAGTGCCAACGCACAAACGCAAACGGATCCACACCATATCCCCAGTCGATGCCTTGTCGGATGTTATCAAATCTCTTCATCTCGTCATCTGTAATGGTTCGGAACACCAAGTTGTCGAATGGAACAACGCCACTACCAATTGGTTCACCAAGATATTCATGACGGTACTTCATCTCATTCGTTCGCTTCGTGTGTTCGGCTTCTTCGATGAAGTCTTTCGACAAAAATGGGTTGTCTAAATACGTGGAGTGATGAACGAATGTGTTCTCAGGAATGAATTGCGTCTCGTACTTTTGGTTGACCCATGACTGTTTTCGCTTCGGCGGGTTATAACTGTAAAAAAACGTGTACCGCAATCCGTCTGGAAGCTCTCCGCGCAGCACAGACTTTTCGATAACAGATACTTCTTCTTCTGTCTTGAACTCGGCGAGCTCCTCAATCCACATCACGGCCAACGGAAAGCGCGACGCTTTAATCGATTTGATTTTTTGCGGATCATCAGCACCACGGAACAAAATACGGTTTCCTCGCGGTAGATACGTGATCCGCATTGGGTTCACGGTGATCTGAAAATACTCAGTGACACCTAGTATTTCCATCGCTTCTTTCAACTGTTCCAACACCGAATCAGCGAGCGTGTTCCCGACTCTACGTACAACAAGTGCTGTAATCGGATACCGCATCACTAGCAACAACACCATCATGGCGATATGTGTAGACTTCGCGCTTGCGCGGCCGCCTTTCAACACATAACGCAAATAACGCTGTTCTTTCACCAGTGCCCATACTTTTTGAAACGTTGGCGTAAATACTTCAGACAATCTAATCTTCTTCATCAGTCCCACCAACATCGTCGATAATTTGAACACCAAAATTCGCGTCGATCTGCTGGCGCTCCGTCCACATCGCGAAGCGTTTGCCAAGTAAATCTAAGGCGCGGATTTTATCGGCCAAACGAATTTCTCGCTCAATTCCTTGTCCGTTCTCCGTTGGAATCACTTTCACTCTTACACTTGCAATGGCAGCCATATCGTCAATCGTAGCATCTTCGCGTATTGTAGCATCTTCCATATTGATTAACTCAGGAGCGTTCACAAATGCAATACGAGCCAACTCACGTAAAATGCGCTCTTGGTTGACGCCTGTCCGCCTCGACAGTTCCGCCATTCGTTCGTCTATATACGCGCGAACCTTAGCATTTTTTAACAGACGTGAAGCTTGTTCAGCTGCCGACCTCGGACTATAACCAGCCCGAATCGCAGCTTGAGTGGCATTAAGATCAATTAAATACTCATCTGCAAAACGTTTTTGTTTTTCTGTCAACTGTGCCATATCACAACACCTCCCCAGCTTGCAAAAAACAAAAGAGCATCCCATTATAAGAGATGCTCATCACTCAATTGTTAAGAATATCCGGGTATACAAATGTATCTAAAATTTCACCTGTACTTGCATTTTTTATATTTACAGTTACTTTGAAGTCCTTGACGCCGTTGAAAACTTGGTAGTACATACCACTTATTCCCAACCCGATGGCAGCTAGACCATACATACTATTTTCAGATGATGATACATCAACACTCATGTTGAATTCTGAAAAATTGTCATTATACGTGATATCTTGAATTACAATCAAACTCTTATCTCTTTTTAATTCGTCAATTGTTTTCTTGATTCCATTCTCTAATTCACCTATTAATTCCTTATGTTTAGCCTTCGTCATTTTATACGTCAAAGACCCATCAGCATTTTTTATAACTTCTTTGATCCCGTCTCCCTCAGCTTCAGCTACGACTTCATCAATATCTCGTCCTTCAAATAAAGAGGCTGGAAGAGTAACTTCGACATCCAATAAGTTTTTATCTACAGAAATAGAATCATCCTTGTTAATGTTTTCAGATGCGTTTGTTTCAGCCGCATTGAGCTCTTTTTCATTATTGTTACCACAAGCTGCTAAAAATACAAACATAGAAAAAATTAAAGTTATCAAATAGATTCTTTTCAATACTGACGCCTCCATCTCACGCAAATATTTTTTATAATAATATCTACGACAAAAGGAGGCATCTTCCTACAACATTCGTTCGTCAAATATCGACATTATTTGCGTCGAATCGCCCCACGCACTCGTTTGTACGTCGGACGATTCACACCCATCAACTCCATCACATCACGCATAGACAATTTATCTTTTTTCTTCTTCACCTTTAATTTTTTTATTTCATCATCCGATAAATGATCGCGTAATTTATACATCCTCATCACCTCATGCATAAAATAAGTGCCTAGCTTTTGACTAGGCACTCATGAAAGGAGGAAAACGTCGTTCTACATATTAGTGGCATTTATACGACAAAAAAAGCCTCTTCAGCTACACATGCAGAAGAGGCTTTCGTTTATGCGTTTTTTAATTTTTCTTTCAGCGCGTTCAATCATTGTTTGTACACTACTGGACGATATGCATAGATAGTTCGCAATCTCGCCATATGTGAGGCAATATCCACGTGACATCAAATACACTTCTCGTTCTCGTTCGGTGAGCACCGACAAAGCATCCTCAATTCTTTCCCGATCCCAACTCGTAATGACGCTTTCCCTTTCGTGATCGTCCCATTCGTAAATTGGTTCCGTTGAACGAAAATATTTCTGCATCAACAACGGGTCAAAAAGTTTCTCGCGTTGATAAGCCGCGCGTCGCTCGATGCCACGTTTATGACCAGGACGTCGTCCGGTCGTGAGCCACTCGATAACGAATTCAAGGTCGGCGATCATTTGACGAATGATGGTTTTATCTTGTTCTGGTGCGCGTTCGAGTAGTTTTTTTGTTTGTTTCAACGTTTGTTTATATTCTTTTAAAAGTTCCTCCATCGGACCACTCCCGTGTTATACTTATATTGAGCTGTTAGCCGGGAGAAGTCCTGGCTTTTTTTACTGAACATTGTTGACCCTTTTCAATCTTCAATTCAATCTTCAAAGAATTCGAAACCAACCATACCGTTGAATTCTTGTGTGAATCACTTTGCGTCATAAACATGTTCCACTTTTTCTCCACAGTAAGGGCAATGAAGTATTCCGAATCCATTCGCTAATTGCTTCCACACCTCATTAGAAGATACATAAAATAAAATGAATTCTGCGCGACATTTACTACACACATTAACAGGAAGTTGAATATTGAAACTAACTTCAACCTTATCTCCATGTTTTCTCATTACCATATCCCACCCTCCTAAAACGGCAATTCATCCTCATACGGCCATTTGCAGCAAGCTCCCCAGTTTTGTGGATCGTTGCGCCAGCGCTCGGCTTCTTCATCGAATCACCTTCCAACCTTTTCGAATTCGGCTGTTCAACTCACATTTCTGCAATTCTTCATATAGCCATACTTTTTGTCCGTCCTCAATCCGAAACAACAGATAGCCTTTCCGTTTTCTTTTTCTGCGCTTCACGCACCATACACATCCTTTTGTAACTTGTGTAGCGCATACATACGTAAGGCTCGCAGTTCGCGTTCATTTTCAAGTGTTGTATCATGGTAGCGCTCATTTCGATTCGTCAACTCTTGCACAAGTTCTTTCAATCTAGCAATCTCGTTTTCTAACGTAAGTACTTCTTTGTGCAATTCCTCGTTGCGAGCTAGTACAGCTTCAAGCATGTGTTGTTTTTCTTCACATTCCTGTTCCTTCTCCGTCAGCATTTTGTGTGCATGAATCACCTCACGCTTGAGCCATTCAATGCCTTTATCGTCAATTTCCTCTGTGACAGTCGATTCTTGTCTTTCGGATTCCGTTTCAACGGCAGTCGCTGCAACCTCTTGTTGTGCTTGTTGAATCTGTTCAGTTGCTTGTTGCTCTGCTTCACTTTGTTCCAAAAGCCTCTTTATGTGCCCTTTTCTGAAGTATTTCCAAGAATACAACTGCTGTTTTGTGATACCTTTCGCTTGTGCGATTTCCGTATCTGTCATCCCTTTCTTGTTCATTTCAACGTATTCCTCAACCGTCAGATCGATTTTTTTGTTAGACATGTCCTTTTCCTCCTTCACACTCTTGCAATCTTTTAAAATGTCGTCGATGCTCTCTCCGTTCCGCAGTCGTTCTAACTGTTCTGGGGTCAGTTGATACGTCCGTACCGTTGTATCTATTCCGTGTGGTCGTGTCCCGAACCGTACATCCCATTGTCGATACGGTGATACACTTGTGAGCCTACTCATTCTTTTTCACCTTCTTCCGTATCTTTTTAAGCTTGTCCAATTCAATCCAGCCGTGTGTTTTGTTGTACGTCACGACGCTCAACTTGTGATCGGGATATAGTTTTTCAAACAGTTTACGCTTGAGCGCGAAAACGGGCGTTTCGTACCCCTTCACGTCGACGACTTCAATCGAGCCGTCCAAATGTGTGATTTCAAAGTCCGCGATGTACTCTGTTTTGCGAAACGTCTTGCCATTTTTCTTGAATGACTCCAACAGCGTGTATCGCGGCTGGAGTCTGAACGACCTAATCTCCTTATTCGCAAGTAGCCACTTTAGCTGCTCGTAGTATCGCGCTTCTGCCTTGCTATCGAATGTATGTCCGTCAACCTCTGTCTTTTTTGAACCGTACTTTGTTGCCATGCTACACCTCAGTATCCTTGTTCTTGTCGCTGATGATTGATTTTGTTTTTATCCATGTATTTCTCAAAAATCGTTTCTGGCGCTAACCCAACCATTCGGGACAAAGACAACAGAAAATGCCAAAGGTCAATCACTTCCTCTTGCAACCGATTCAAGTCAATTTCCTTCTCTTGCTTCCACCATTTCCAATTCACTTCTCGACGAATCTCATCGATTTCACTTTCCATCGCGATCGTGATAGCGACTACCCATTCATCAAGTGTTTTTTCGATGTTGCATTCAGCGATGATACGTTCGTCCAATGCTTGTTGCATTTGGAACATCTTTTCGAGTTTCTCAACCTCTTCCTCCTCGAGTATTTCAACCGCAGTTGCTAAACCTGCCACGAAAGTATCAAGTCCATATTTTCCTGCACTCTCAATTAGTTTTTTAAGACGTTCCTTTGCGTTTGAAACTGTTTCTTCAAAATGTTCTAATACCGTTTGTTTCGTCATTTCTCCATCTCTCCTCGCCGTTAGTTATAGTTAGTTGTTGTTAGTTATTGATTTAGCTATAGAACAAGTCCCGATTCCGCCTATCCTCATAACTTCATCCACCACAAACTAACGTTTTCGACCGATTTTTCTTATTTCCCCTTCATAATGTATACCGCGTTCAGAAAACAAGACGGCTCGACACCCTTCTTCTAATTTATTCCCATAACAGTCGTATAAAGGTATCTCGCGCCATTTTGTCACTTTTCATCACCTAACGCCTTCCGCAATACATCTTCCACATACGACCGTGTCCCAGCGCCGCCATACTTCATCCGCCCAAGCGCCTCTCTAATTGCCTGTTCAAGTTCCTGCACCCGTTCCTGCAATTCTTGTGTACGCGCGCATTCCCAACACCTTATGCGCCCGTGATAACACGTGTCCATCTTATCACCTCGCTAGACGCTTTATTTCGCTCTGTGGGACGTTTTTCTCGTCCTTGGGTACTTTTCTATTACCCTCGCAAAAAAACGTCGTGTGGGCTAAAAATGAGCGTATATCATAGTTTCATAGTCGCAAGCAACCATTGCAATGTGTAGTAGTCGAGTTCTGACACGTGCTTGCCGTCATGCTCGCGGATTCCAGCATCGAGCAACTGACGAATCATGATTTGTTTTTTCAGCTCTTGCGTGAAGGTGATTTTCTCATAGAGAATACCCATCACCCACTCACCTCCATCTTCAATCGTTCTTTCGCTTCACGAAGTCTTTTTTTAAACTCGATCGTTTTCTCTTCAGCTCGCTGTCTAACGATTTTTGCGTACTCACAATCACAAGGAGTAAAAGCAAATGCTCCTGGTATCACTTCTTTGACTGAATATCCTTTTCCGTAACACTTTTGGCACATCATTTATCACCCACTTTTCTGTAGCCTGAAGTCGTCACCTTCGACTTCGAGGAGATATGAACCACATTGTCCAAGCAACCGACTGGCAGCTGCATACCCGATTTTTTCGCTTAATGTTCCACGATCTTCGTTAGAATTGAACACGATTGGCTTTTGCTTTCTGTATCTCTCGTTGATAATCTGATAATAGAGTGCCTCTTTTGCCTCGCTCCATTTGGCTTTTCCGATATCGTCCCAGACGAGCACATCCGCGTTGATTGCTCCGTATAGCAGTTTGTTCAGCGTCTCCCCTTCATCGTTCATCATCCTAGCTTGGATCAGTTCGTCCATGAATGTGACATCTGAAACGACGAGTACATTGAATCCGTCCTTAATGAGCCGTTTAGCCAGCGCAATTTGCAAATGAGTTTTGCCAACACCGAAATTGTTATGCTTCTGCTTCATCGGCGCACGTTCATGAGGCGGAAGGTCTCGCAATCGTTGTTCGCCGAAGACCGCAATAAAACCTAAATTGTGTTTCGAGATCACCTTTTCTCCGCCATCCTTCTTGAATTCGTTCAAATACTCAAGCGTCATACCGTACATGGATTGCTGGTACTGCGTCGCTCGTTTGAAGTTCTCGAAATTCGCGTGTACAAACTCGTCTGGGATGAGTGCCTGCTTGAACCGCCGTTTCCAAGCTTTTCGCTCCCGACACTCGCAAAAAACAGCTATCTCATTTCCTTGTTCGTCACGCTTGATAATTAACTCTGTATCTTTGCATTGCGGGCACTCATAGTCATCCCTTCCATCCCCATGCTCTTCTTGCCTCTTCGGCTTCTCGGAGAGCTTGTTCATATGATTTTCCGCCTTCTTTTGAAGATCGGCTAACACCTCGGCGATGCTTGCGAACCTCACGATCGTTCACTCCTTCTCGCTTTCTATGAAACTCTCGCTCGTAGGCTTCAATATCTTCTATCGTGCGCAGATTGTTTTGTACCCACTCGCGAAGTATCCCCTCTGCGTAATTCCATTTCTTTTGTTGTTTAAGTGCTCGTTTCATAGCCTCGATGACAATCTCGTCTCCAACGTCATCTATCCATTGATCGATGCACTCTGATACAAAAGGACTTTCTACACCAAAGTTTTCTTGATAGAAGCGATGAGCGTTTACTACTACTACATTATTTTCTTTATTACTTAGTAAGTTATTATTTAGTTCTTTATTATTTAGTAGTGACGGGTTTTCCGTCGACGGTTTTTCCGTTAACGGATTATCCGTCGACGGATTTTCAGTCAACGGTGAAACCGGACGTTCAAGTACGATGTATTGATTGTTTGAAAATTTCCCTTGTTCCCTTGTCTGTTCCTTAATGATGTAGCCGTGTTCTTGCAATTCCTTAATGATGTTTTTGGTAGAGTCCCGCCCATTTGCACTTCTTTTCTTTAGATCGTCGATGCGGAAGACCCAATCATTTGGCATTGAGAGCATATATGCCAGAAGCCCTTTAGCTTGCCAAGATAATCGTTTATCGTTTAAAAAACCCTTATCCAAAACCACGTAGTTTTCTTTCTTTTCAACGCGGAAAATACTCATGCTGTCACCCTTTCCTAACGCAAATCACAAACCCATCTTTTACGCTTTTCACGGTATAATGTGGATACCGCCGCATATAGTACAAGCTGTTTAAAGTGTTCTTTGTCTTTCGCCTCCTCCCAAATCCAGCGCGGGAGGAGGACTTTATAATATGCTTCGTTATTTAGCATCGAAGACGATCTCCTCTTGTTGCGACGCCTCGGACGCCTCGGACTCCATCGGCACCTCGAACGCTTCGGCTTCGATGTATTCGACTGGTTCTGGCTCTGCCGTCACATCCTTGCGAACCACTTCGTCTTGCGCGGCTTGTTGCTGAATCTCAATCGAAATCGGCAAGTACTTCCACATGTGACGAATGACCGTCTTTTTAGCCATTTCCTCGTAGTCCGTTACCCACGGACCAGCGTTCGCCGCCTTACTGCGTTTGCGACGTTTTTCAATCTCCTCTTTTGGCATGAATTCGAATTGATAGCCACCGCCCTTGAAATGCGCCACGGCATACACGCCGATGAACTCTCCGCGATCTCCATTCATGTAAGGTTTGTGCTTCAATTTCGGTTCGAGGCCTAGTTCATAGTCAAATTCGTCATTTGAGTACACCGCATGCGCGTAGATATTTTCGATTTGGCCGGAACGCCGCGCTAAATCAATCATTCCTTTGTATCCGATAATGAATTGCACATCGGATTGGCCTGTTTTCCCGTTCTTGAACGGAACTAAATAACAATGTCCGACAAGCCCAGGCTCTAGACCGAGCTGCGCCGCCTGCATCACTGCACCGAGAAGCGACGGAACAGAACATTCAAGCAGTTTAGGATTCGTCCGGATAGTTGTAAGAGCGATTCGTGCCATGCGATCGGCATCCATGTGCTTTGGAAGAGCCTTTTCAATCTCCGGACCCATCTTTTTGAGATAAGCCGCAATTGTTTGAGCTGGGGAAGGAGGCGCTGCCTCCGTGTTTTTTGCTTTGTTTGCAAGTTGATTTTTTAGCGTTTGGTTTGTTGCCATTTCTATAACCTCCCCTATTTAATTGAAAATCGTCGCGCCACTGATTCTTTAGCAACCTCTTGATAAATATGCGGATACTTAGCTTTAAGTAGTTTGGTATCCACACGATGACTCACAACGTTTTTCCATGTGATGATTCGCTCTCCAGCAAACGCTCTTTCATAGTCTCCTAGCATGGATTTGAGTTGATTTTCCGCCTCTTTTCGGCGTGTGACAGCTTCCTCTTCCTCCTGCTTTGCCTGTTCATACTTGGAGATCAGTTCTTGAGCAGTAGGCGGTAATTCAATTTCCTCGTCAAATTTTGCTGTAGGATAGAGAGCTTTCAGTAAATCACTTGAAGCATCTGAACCGTCGAACATAGGAGGATTTTTCTTCAATACGTGATTGTTCCAGAAGTTCGATTCAATCTCGATGAGATACTGAATAATCTCCTCATCTCGCTCAATTTTCTTGTAAATGAACTTATTTCCACCAATGAGAACCGCAATCCACCAAGAATCAAAACCAGTGACGGCCATGTAATGCTGGCATTGAATGAGATACTGCGCTGGAACCTCATCGTCTCTCCATTCGCTTTTTAGATGTTCACTCGCTGTTTTACATTCAAGCCCTGCTTTTTCACCAACAATGAGCCGATCAACGTTCGCTAGCATAAACGAATGTTCGGGGTGTTGAAGGATGGCGTTTTTCCGTCGTACTTTCAATCCCGTGCGTTTGCTGAATTCTTGAGCGACCACGTCTTCAAGCATCGTGCCCCAATACGCTGCCTCGTTGCTCACACTTTCTTCTGGTGCTTGTCCCGTCTTTTCGAGATACACTGCAATAGGTGATTTCCATTTGTTCAATCCTGCAATCGCTGCGGCGTCGCTTCCGCCAATTCCATTGCGTCGCGCTGACAGCCATTCCTCATGGCTCATTTCATTTGTGTTTGCAAAAACAACAGCCATTTCCATCCCTCCATTTGATTTTTCGCGGTGATTCTTGTACTATGTAAGTAACTTGTTCAAGTAAAGAACCACCTTTTCCGAAACGTCTCACTCCCTCCAGTGAGGCGTTTTTCATTCGGCGATTTTGCGTGTTGCGCCTAACACGTGGATGAGATACTCGTGAATGTTTTCCTCGAGCACGATTTCCCCGTCTGGAAACTCGTATATTGTATCGCCATACAAAATTTCATCGCCGCAAGCATCTACACCCCAATGTTCTGATTCAATCTGATGCGGGTAGCCTGTCTGCAACGTACGAGTAATGGCTGGATGTTCTAAGTCTCGCATGCCTTTTCGCCTCCTTTCGCATAGTATGTAGTAGATGTGCTAACGCACATCGTCAAGCGCAAGAACGCTGAACGGGGGATGGGTGACTCTCAGCGCTCCTGCACCTGACGACAGGCGCTAGACCTGTCGAGTGAAATGTGGTACAATCATATATGGTTCGGGTTCTGCTAGCTTTCAAGCTAGCTTTTTCTTTTTCACGAGAAACTGCTTGTACAGCACTTCCTTTGCGTATAGTTCAGTCGCTAACAATAACGTTGGATTCTCGCGCATTTCCTCGCACAATCTCCGAACCTCTGAAACTTTCATTAGCCGACTAGCTGAAAAGACGATATTCATCACTCATTCCCCTCCAATGCGTTTTTAGCGTGATACAAAGCAGCAGCAATTTTTTCTTTATCACTAAAGTTTGTGAAAAACTCTAAAGCCTCAATGTTTTCTAACGCTCTCTTGTACTTTTCAGCTTTTTCCTTTTCATTCACGTACTTGCGCATCCAGAATGATTTTTGTCGTTCCAACTCTTGTGTTAACCAATCGATTCTTCTGCATAAATCTGCAAGCACAGCGGCTGTTTTTTCTTCCTCGGAATCTAATAACTTAACAATCTCCTTTTTTAATTGCTTCGAAATTTCATAATCCCCACCACGACAAGCATGCTCAAATTCATCGAGAAGATTGTGAAGATCCATCACTCATTCCCCTTTCTCATCACTATCGCAATATCGATTCCTTTTTCACGCATTGCTTCAACGATCTCAATCAATCTGTCATGTTCCTCTTTCTTCCGTACCAGCTCGTCCAAGTCGCGTTTGCAGCGTTGAAACTCCGTCATCCAGCGCTCCGCATCATCAAAACGAGCGCTTACCCACGCGACTCTTGAACGATCCAAGTATATGCAGCCGCATTCCCATAGCTTCTCTGCTAACTTTTTGTCTTGCTCAAGAACGTTCATTCTTTTCTCTCCTCTCCTTAACGTTCACCAATTTCGGTGAGTGTTATTGCTTGTCCACTTTTTCACCAAAAGGAATGCCTCAATTGAGGCTCAGAATTCGTATTTCGTATCTTCCCAACCGCACTCTTCGCACTCTGCTTCCCAAACGTAGCCTTTCCCTTCGACAATTTCCACCACTTCCCGATGGGCTTCCGCACCGCAACGTGGGCATTCCATGTTCTTTCACCTCCCGCTTGTCCATTTTTCTTCCAAAAGAAGCCCTAGAGGGCAGTTGGATCATATTCACGATCAATCCGCTCATGCAGCTCGCGCTTAAACCGCATGAGTTCGTCGTACCAACTTCTATCGCGCGTTTTTACAACTGCTGCAACCGTACGAGTATAGAACACAACTGCTTCGTCAAGCGTTTTGAAATCATACGCACTTGGTAATGACATCTTGTTTCACCTCCTTTTTCTTCGCTCTTGCTTCCAACCCGGCGTACAACGGCCACCCGTCGCTCGACATCGTATTCCGCGCCTTGTCATATGTGATCGGATGGTACTTCTCACCATCGAACACTTCGATGATGTATGTTTCATCGAGCTTGATTTCGCCGTTCTTTGTCTCAAGAGAAACAGTGTCGCCATCAACAATGAGCGTGCCGAGCGTGTAGTTTTCAAGAAACGCGTCAATTTCACGCGTTGTGCGTTTGATATGGTCGCTGATCATTTGCGGTCACCTCCTTCTTTTGTTCTGAAAGATGACGAATTAGACCAGGAAGTAAATGTTTAATGACTGCATTTGCCAATTTTTCAGCAGGAATTTTTATCACCTGATCACCTCCCCTGTTACTATGTGTATGTGTTATCGATTGTCCGTTATTTCATTGAAGGTTTTTCTCCCTTCGTGTTGAAATATTTATGGAAGGGAGGTGAGTAACCTTGAAGAAGATATATGCTAATCTTCTTGGCGAATGGGTTGATCTATCGTCCGATGATACATGCTTGATGGGTCCGCGCATGGTCAGCCCCTCCGTTTGGTGGGAAGAAAACGCTGAGATTTGGAGCCCTAATAAAAAAGATGAACACACCATGTATCAATTGGACTATGTGAGCATTCACTATAAAGGGAAAGACTATCGAATCAGCCCTATTTTCATTCAAGTCGTTAGCGAATAAAGTTATTTAGTCTTATCTGAATAACGGCGTAAGTTGAACTCAACTTCAAGGTTTCTTTTCAATTCCTCAGAGTCGTCAAGCTCCAGCTTGGCGGCTTTTAATGCAAAATATAGGTTGACTTGTTGCGCAATTCTTTCCCACTCGTATTTTTTAAGTCCTTGAAGTTGCTTAACTAAAGACGCGATTTGCTCTCTTGTCATCCCTCTCACCCCCTTTCACGCTGTTTTGTCGCAGGATTTTCCTCCTTCTCGTCGAATTGACTCGATGGAAGGAGGTGAATTCAAATGAGTTGGAATGCAGAAGTTGTTTTAAAATCTGGAAAAGTTGTTGCTGTTGCCGATTTAGTATCAATCAATCGCATAAGTCAATCCGACAGCTCTGTGTCTAAAAACACTGACTTTGAAAACTTTATACTTCCATCTAAAGGAATACTTTCGTTTGTCGGTAAAAACAATATCGTATGGCTTGAATCGTCTGATATTGAATACTTATCGTTATTCCGAGTTAATTAATTTCAACTTCCACAAAAAGAGTGCAGCGTGTGCTGTGCTCTTTTTCGATTTCCAATAGTTGTTCAACAATCCGTTTTGCTTCTTCTACGTTCGGGCAAGATATCTTCACTTTCACTTCCACTTTAAATTCACTCCCTTTCATACCGTCCACTATTGCAGGATTTTCCTCCTTATCATCGAAATAGGATGATGGAAGGAGGTGATAATACGATGGACAAAAAAACCATGAATGAAATTCCTGCCCTTTTACAGGAACGTGTAGATCTAAAGGCATTGACAGCTAGGGTCTTTGTAAATTCCATCGAAGGATTGAAAAATGGGAAAATTAAAGACGTGAGCATCGACCCTAATACTGAAATTCTGTTTTTTACGCATTTCGGTGTAGTCTCAGGAAGTTTATATAATCCACCAGATGATGAATTTGATCCAGTCTATTCCTTGCATGAAGTCATTTTGAAAGCAAGGGATTCTCTTCTCTCCTCTTACATAGAGGACGGTGTAAAGAGAATGGTAAATGACAAAAGTTTCGTGTTACTTAAAGATGTAACAATTAAACCGTATGCTAATAACGACAATTCGTATAAACTTGCTTATTTCGTGTTATATAGCGATGCAATTCTCGGCTTATCTTTTGGAAATCAGCCGAAGGATCAACATGTAAATGTGGCTGAATAGACACTGATTTTGGAGCCGTCGCCTTGTCGGCGGCTTCTTTTTCCAACTTGGTGATACGCGCTTCTAATTCAGCAATCCGTTGTTCAATGTTCATTCCCCTCACCTCCTTTCACGCTGTTTGCTCTTTCTGTAGCAACAATCGAAACGTCTCTCGCCCTTTTGGTGTAATCAGCGTTTGCACATCAGCTCGTCCGTTTCGTTCCCATTCTTTCAGCTCAAACAGCTCTGGCACATATGCCGCGTACGGTTTGAGTTTCTTTTTCTGGTCGCGATAAATGAATTTGTTTTTCAGTAGCCAGTCGATGAAGAAACGTTCTTTAATCTGCAACTCTTTCGCCGTGTCTCGGAAATTCGTCAAAAGGTTCCGATCGACCAGCGCGTCGAAATACTCCACCTTCGGCTTCATCGCGGCAATCTGTTCGTTTTGTCGCCGCACCGTTTCCAGCACACCGCGAAACATCAGTTTGGTTTGGTCATCAGCAAACGGAAGATACGTATTGATGAACATGTCCTCGTTCGCGACATATCCGCCCGTTTTGCGGATGGTTGGGAGGACTTCATGTGTCACCCAACGCTTGAACTGTTTTGCTTCTGGTTTTCTGCTGCCTAAAATCAAACTGTAGAGACCAGCTTCGTTAACACATAACATTTGTTGCTTTCCGCCAGGGGTGTCGATTGAAACTACACCCTTTTCATCTTCATCTAATCGACCCAAAGCGTCTCGGCTGTTTTTGATTTCAAGGACATCACAAACATCTTTACCAACAAATAAAACTTCCCCGTTTTGAACAACTGTTCTTATCTGTGTTTTCCCATAATTAAAAACTTGTGGGTTCATTTCTGTTTTCCCTCCACTCCGCTAATGAATTTGATTAACTCTTTGTTTTTGTGTTGATACGCAAGCTGTTTTGTCGCTTTTAACGATATGAACCATTTGCCATTACGATAAAGAAACTCACTGTCCGGTACATCTTTAAAAATCGGGAATTGCTTTTTGAACTCCGATAAACTAACTTGATCCAACTGTCCCACACCTCGCATTTAGTGAGTTTATCCTGCATTTTCGCTCTTAATCTCACTTATAGTGAGATTGTGTTTAAAAAAAAGTTCTTCCACACTCTTTTTATAAAACATGGCAATCTTAATCTTTGTTCGGTCGCTCCCTCTTCTCTTCCCTGTTTCTAACATCGCGAGCATCCCGGGAGATATACCGATTTTTTTTGCCGCTTTTGCCTGTGACAATCCCAATGCTTTTCTAGCCTTAATCAACTCCTCGTTCAATCTCATCACCTCACTTTCTGTGACTAATTAAATTTTTACACACTTTAAGTGAGTAGTCAATAGGAATTTTCACTTTTTGTGAGAATTATTTATTCACTCACTAGTTGTAAGTATAATTGATTGATAAGGAGAGTGATTGAATTGGATAACAAGGTAGTCGGCAAAAGAATTGCGTTATTACGGAAGAAAAGAGGGCTTTCACAAGAGGAATTTGCAAAGAAAATCAACGTCTCGCCTTCGACCGTTGCAATGTGGGAAGTAGGCAAAAGAGAGGTTAAATCATCGACTCTCTCTGAGTTGGCTGACTTCTTTAATGTATCAACTGATTATCTTCTTGGCAGAACCGATAACCCTTCCTCATCGCTTCCTGAATTAACTGAAAGAGAAGAACGGAACATTCAAAGAGAACTCGAAAAAATTATTGAGGGATTGAGCAGTAAAAACGGCTTTGCCGCATTCGGCGGAATGGACATCGATGAACTCGACGAAGAAGATCGGGAACTGTTAATTGCTTCGCTTGAAAATTCCCTTCGACTTGCGAAACGAATTGCTAAAGAGAAATTCACTCCAAAGAAACATAGAAAAGATTAAGTTTTTCAGGGGGAGCGCTGGATGGCTAATCAGATAAAACAGATAGTAGAAAAATTAGTCAAAAAGCATGGCACAAATAACCCCTTTGAGATTGCATCACAGAAAGGAATTGTGCTGTTGTTTGAACCATTGGGTGGGATATACGGCTATCATCACAGTTTTAAAAGAATAAAAATCATCCACATTAATTCAGAGTTAGAGGAAACTACACAACGCTTCGTTTGCGCGCATGAGCTGGGACATGCGGTGTTGCATCCTGAACTTAGCACGTCATTTTTGCGAAAAAACACACTTTTCTGTATGGACAAGGTAGAGCGCGAAGCGAATGAATTTGCGGTGGAATTGCTTATTCCAGACGATTGCATTCATACATATCGAAATACCGATATGACCATATATGAGGTTGCAACAACGTATGGTGTACCAAAAGAAGTAATTCATTTAAAGAGAAAATTGAAAAATTAAAAGAGCAACGCAAATGGTTGCTCTTTCTAATGAGCGCGAAACATGCAGCGTAGTTTATAATTTGTTTTTCCATTTACGTCAATGCCAGGATCTGTGTTTTCGTTCATAAAGTCGATAAAATCTTTTAAAAGAAGAGGGGATTTATCGAATGCTCCTTTAGGCGCTTTTTTGGCTACGTCCACGCCGAAAGAAAACAGTACCTGTTGATTTGGTGTTATGTTCATGTCGACAACATTAAAAGAGCTAGCGATGATCGGTAGTTTGTAATGATTGCTGAATCGATGAATAAAATATGTAAATTTATACCCGTCTTCCGTAGCTTGTTTAAAGTTCATTTTTTTTATTTCAAAATTGTCATATGAAGCAATAAAATTACCTTTGTAGTTACTTGATGGTATCAAAAAAAATTCACCATCCGTAGAAATTGTTTGAGTTAAGAACGAAACAATTTCTTTTTCAAACGTTTTGATATCTAGTTGCTTGTGTTTAACGATGAATTCATCTGCTTCTTTGACCATTTGTTGTTCGAGTGTGAGTTTTGGTTTGTTTGATGATGTGGTTACATCTTTAATTCCTTCTTTTGCTGTATAAAATAGAGAAAACAACCCTAGAACAGCAAATAAAATTGCTGGTGCCAAGATGATAAATAATATGATTTTTAAAGCCTTTTTCAAAAGAATCTCCCCCTATAAATATTTTTCCCTTTCATTATAGGGGTTAATTAACTATTTTTCTATAGAAAGGAGAAACCAAATGAAAGTCGCTATTTATGCTCGAGTCAGTACAGACGAGCAAGCAAAAGAAGGATACAGCATCGAATCTCAAAAAGACTCCGTCATTAATTTTGTTAAGTCGCAAAGATGGGAAATTTACGATTTTTACATCGATGACGGATACAGTGCAAAAGATTTAAAACGACCAGCGATGCAACGCCTCATCGAAGATACGAAAGAAAAAAAATTCGATGTCGTTGTATTTTATAAGCTAGATCGGCTTGTGCGGTCTGTCGGTGACTTAGACAAATTATTAAAACTTTTCGATAAACACAACATCGGAATTCGCTCCGTGACAGAGCCTTTTGATACAACAACAGCGATGGGTCGCTTCTTGATTACGCTCGTTGCTGCAATTGCTCAATGGGAACGAGAAACGATTTCTGAACGCGTAATCATCAACATGACAAAAAAGGCAACATTAGGAGAGCGTAATGGTGGTAAGGCTCCTTTTGGATACAACATTGAGGATGGGAAGTTGGTTATAAACGAAGAAGAAGCTCGTTTAGTACGTGAAATGTTTCGTATGTACATTGCTGGAAAAGGCATTCGTCAGATTGTTCTATACTTGCAGCAATTCGGTGTAGACAAGGATATTCGTACAGTATCACGAATGCTCGAAAATCCGGTTTATTGCGGAAAACTTCGCTGGGGGAAAAATTCAAAAATGAATGAAATTATTTCCGATGACATTACTCATCCACCAATCGTTGATATTGAGACCTTTGAAAAAGCTCAAATACTCCGTAAGCAAAGAACTCAGGAAGGAAAAAAAGCAACGTCACCTTATCCTTTCAGTGGGGTATTGAGATGTGCTCGTTGTGGTTCAGCGCTGTCTGGCTATTATAAAAAAAAGAGAGGGTCAAAACATTATATCTGTATTGCCAAAAAGAATAAAGGTACATGCGACCTTCCGATGTTTACAGAGCGTGCATTAACACAAGTATTTCTAGAAAGTCTATCTCCAAGCGATCCGAACAAGTTTTTAAATCTAATACGAAATATAGAAATCCAAACGGAAAACGAAGATCATACAGTGTTAATTGCCGAACTTGAAAAGGAATTAGCAGCAATCAAAACGAGAAAAAGAAACTGGTTATTAGCGTTAGGAAACGGCACGATTACACAAGAAGAGTATAAAGAAATGACGACTGAGGACTCAAAAAGTGAAACACTGATAAAAGAACAACTTGAACAACTAAGCAAAAAAGCAGTTACGTTAGATTTAGAATCCGTTCTTAGCATAGTGCAAAATATCCCAGCGTTATGGGAGACTGCTAATGACTATGAAAAGAAAAGTTTTATCAATGAGTTATTCGAAACCATCGTGGTCGATGTTCCGAGTGATTATTTCCGAGGACGCGGTAAAACTCCATCTGTCATAATTAAGGAAGTACATTTACGTTAA